GTAAAGGAATAGATTTAATAAAGCACTTTGAAGGGTGCGAGCTAGAGGCATATAAATGTCCAGCTGGCGTGTGGACTATAGGATATGGTCACATCAAAGGCGTGAAAGAAGGTATGACAATTACTGAAGTTCAAGCAGAAGAAATGTTAAAGTCTGAATTAAATGAGTACGAAGGCTACATAAATAACCTAGTCACAGCAGAACTGAATCAAAACCAATTTGATGCAATGGTATCATGGGTATATAATTTAGGTGGTGGTAACTTGAAAGCAAGTACACTTCTGAAAGTTCTAAACGAAGGAGACTACGCAGGTGTACCAGCTCAAATGATGAGATGGAATAAGGCCGGCGGTAAAGTATTAGAAGGACTTACAAGGCGTAGACAAGCAGAGGCAGACCTTTTTGCAACATGAAAAAGTTCTTCAGTCAACTTAATTACTATCTTGCGAAAATATATGTGCCGATATGGAAATTCTTAGTCTGGTTGTACGAGTATATAAAGTATGCTCTATTTCCTAGATATAAACTTACAGTAAGTTATAATGCAATATTTGGCGATGCTGATGATAAAGATTACATAGTTAAAAAATTCCACAAGAAACAAGATAAGTACCTAAAGTTCACAACTGATGATGATGAATTAGTAGAAGTTAGAGGAGCAGAGGGACTTAATTATAGGATAGAACAGTTATGAATCAATTATTAGTAGGAATTATATTAGTACTAAGTCTAGGTAGTTATTACCTATACCAACAAAACCAAGTGTTACAAGCAAATAACGCGCAGTTAGAGACTGCCGTAGCAACACAAGAGGAAGCGATTGCAACAATGCAAACTGACTTTGCTCTACAGACAACCCAACTGAACGATTTGCAAAAGAAAAGCCAAGAAGCACAAAAGGAAATGAACAGATACCTTGACATCTTCAAAAGGCATAATTTAACCAAACTAGCGGCTGCAAAGCCTGGGTTGCTAGAACCAAGAATCAACAATGGAACTAAAAATGTATTTGAATCAATCGAAGAAATTAGCAGGACTATTGACTCTCTCGATAATGATGTCGAGTTGCAGTCTAATCCCAACTAAACAAATAGAAGTAACGGCTAAGCCGATGGATAGGATAATAACACAACCTGTGTTACCTAGAGAGATTGATTTAAAAGAACCACTATGGTATGTAGTGAGTGATAAAAACATTGAAGAGTTTCACGACAGGTTGACAAAGGAACATGGCCAAATAGTTTTTGTAGCCATGTCAATCCCTGATTATGAGTTGATGAGTTATAATATGCAAGAACTCAAGCGTTATATAACTGAACTCAAAGAGGTCGTAGTTTACTATGAAAAAGTAACAGACCCAGAAGCTTTGAAAAATGAAACAAATACCAATTAAAAACATAGAACTATTAAAAAGATTAGATAGTTTTACATCAATATTATATCAACTCCCTCACACATTTAGGGCGTTGCCAAAAGCAGATTTAACATTCGCCACATTAAAGACCTTGATGGCAGATGATAAGTTCGTAGGTTATCCTAAGACTCACAATTATCAGTCTTATGAAGGAGAGGTAGCATTTACATCTAGTGGTCAATACAAGAAAAGACTGCGTACGGAAAAATACTTCTTCTTAAAGTATATGCAGTATGGCATGGGAGAACACTACCAACAACATGAAAAGTGGTATTACGATACCCTTACAGTTATGCCACCAAGATGGGGACACACAGGCTGGCACAACTCAAAGAACAAAGGCAGAAATTACATCAGATTTATTCACAATGCAGGTAGTGGTTATTCGATATCAGTAACAGGTAAAAAACAAGTAACAGTTAACGACCAACGCAGAGGTAATATGGGTGCAGGAAACTGGACTTGTGTTGCAGGACATATGGGTAAAGACGGAAAGACTTGGTTTGCAGACCACAACACAGGTAGTAGACCTAGAGCAGTAATTGATGTAAGTATCCCCGAACGCTATACCAAAGAGTGGGATAGTGCAATTAAATTTATAACCGAATACTGATGAATGAATTACCAGCCCTTTAATGACTTAGCCCAAGAAGCAATCCGATACATGAATCCAGAAACAGACTGGAGATTTATACACGCAGATTGCTACACTTTTTACAATCTCACCACAACCAACAAATACATGACTAGTCTTCCAGCTTGGGAAGAAAAGTATCACGCACCTTGCTTTGCCGAAATTAGAGAATTTGTCAAAGACCCAAACGCAATGATAGACAATTTCACTTTAGTAGTAGCTAATGAACATACTATTTGCCACCCTGTTCGAGGGTACAGCGGAATTTGGACTTTAGAGGGAAATGCTTACGCTGCTATCAATAACAATCAAGACGCAGAAGACTTTCACCGTACTAAGCTAGGAATGTATAGAAGAATGGAATCTCATTCTCCTCATTTAGTGCGTTGGGGAGACATGAATATGTTTGGTTTTGATGTAAGTACAGAAAAACCTCTGTTCCCAGGCCCGCGTATATTTAATTATTACCCTAGAGGTAAGGCTGTGTTCTTCTATTTTGCAATCAAAGACAAAGAAGGAGGGCCATATGGAACCAATTAGAATATTTGTAGGAACTTCAGAAACAGAAGATAAATGGATAGAAAGAGTATTAGTATATACATTACTAGAAAATACTGACAGAGAGTTAGAAATAACAATGATGAGACCTAGTATGTTTGAAGATTGGAACAAAACTGGGTGGGGTACACCCTTTACTTGTTTTAGATACGCTATACCTCATCTATGTGATTACAAGGGTAAAGCAATCTATATGGACTGCGACCAAATGAACTTTAGGGATATAGGAGAGTTCTACGATACTGACTTAGGTGACTGTGCTTTTGGAATGGTTTGGGACACTTTAAATATGAACCCAAGAGAATTTGCAGGTACAGACAAAGAGAGAGGTTGGTTTAGTGATAGTATGATTTTGATGGACTGTGAAAAAGCAGCTCAATGGATAGACCCAATCGAAGATATAGCAAAATGTGATTGGGGATATAAGAATGTATTTAGTAAAAAAATAGGCAGTCCTCACAGAGAACAAGTAGAAGATGTAATTATCAAGAGAATGGACGCTAGATGGAACTCATTTGATGGCTATGTCACAGACGGTGAGTCGCCAGATAGGGAGACTCAACAACAGTATCATATTGATGATATATACCATTTACATTTCACATCATTGAGTTCACAAATTTGGCACCCTAAATACTCACCTCATGGTAAATCATCTTATAGAAGAAAAGATATTGCCCATATACTTTGGAAATATGTATACAAAATTAGACAGCTCCAAGATTACTTATGATACATGAGTGCGACAGACTTCCCGAAGAATTACTAGATATATGTAAAAATACATTCAATACACATCTAGGTATTGAAGGACATACAGGGAAGGGACTAGACCACAACTTTAGAAAGACTGAATGTAGATACATACAAAGAGCAAAACGAGTAGGAGCTCCACACCCAAAAGGTATACAACTAATGGAAGAGTGGATAAACGAACAAGGGTATGATTATACTCCAGAAATATTGCAGATAGCCCGATATCACGAAGGGCATTTTTATAAGTGGCATACTGATGGAGATGGTAGAGGTTATAGAAAACTATCTTTATCTTGTTTACTGAATGACCCTAGCGAGTTTGAAGGTGGAGAGATGGAATTTAAAATGCCAGACAGATTCCACCCTGGCGGATTAGTTATGGAAGGGCAAAAGACAGTAATGAAAATGGAAGAAGGCAAGCCCATATTATTCATGCCCAATTTAGAACACCAAGTACTGCCAGTACTAGCGGGACAAAGGGACAGTTTAGTAGTCTGGTTTCTACAGAAATGAAGTACTTAAAAGATTATCTTACAGAAGAAGAGTGTAAGTGCATAATTGATTCTTGTAATAATAAACCACGACATCAGGACAGGTACGAAATAACAAAATTTACTTTACCAAACTCAGTAATAAATAAATTAAAAGATACGTTAGCTCCAAATGTGATAAGTTGTGCTGTTCAATGTTATGAGCCTGGCGATAGTTTTGCTCCACATAGAGATTATATTTGGCAGACAGTAGATGGTAAACAGAATTATAAACGAGATAGAGAACAAAGTATGTCTATATTATTAAATGATGGGTTTGAAGGCGGAGACCTTATGATTGAGTTTAAAAAAGCTCACATGAATAAAGGAGACGCTACCCTGTTTAGTGCACACGACTTACATTGGGTAACAGGCATCTGG